TCCTAATTTATCATTGAATCTATCACGTCCAAAAGGAATTGTTCTTGGATTTTGGTTATTAGGACTAACAGCACCTTTTTGATTACCTGTATAGAATTTAAAATCTTCAGGGTTAGTTAATAGTTTTTGTAAAAAAGAGCCCATGACTTAAAATTTATTATATAAATCAGAATAGGTTTGTCCAGGGGTTGGAGTATATTTTGGTTTATTGTCAGGATCTGCTGTTATAGGATCTGTTAAATCTAATTGAGTAGGTAGGGGAAGTGGTGTGTTTTTTCCATCTTCATATTCTTGATATGATGAATTAACAATAGAAAATTGAGTTCCTGTTACTGAGTATCCTGGTTCTAGACCATATGAGTTGTAATGGAGGGGTGATTGTTTAGTAGATAGTTTGTTAATAAGTGGGGTACTTCCATCACTGTATGATAGTGTAGAACCTTCTCCTATTGTTGTTAATTTACTAAGTAATCCCATTATGTTATATATTTAATTACCCGAATGGAGTAGCAATATTTGTGTCACCAATTAATGTTCCACCTTCAGGTAAGTTGTTTAAATATTGTGATGGTGTAATACCATTTAAATCTAAATTTGAAGGTTGAGGTAATGGATTATTTATACCATCCTCATATTGTGCTACAAGAGCACCAATTGCATTTACATTAGATCCATTTAATGAATACGAATTATTTACAATTCCCGTAGAATGGATTGAATTTCCAGGAGTAGTTAATGGATTTGTAGCTGGTGTTAGACCATCATTAATACTTAAGTTTGATCCATCTGTTGTTAGTCTAGTTAAAATTCCCATGATTTTTTATTTTATTATAAATATTATGTTTTTTTAAATGTTTAACGCATTCTAAAAGCAGTTTTCCTATTTACATCTCCTTGAGTATTTGGAAATTCACCTAGTGCTTCAATTAATTTTACACCATCAAGTTGAACAGATACGTGTACAGGTCTAGATGCTAAATTATTTATAGCCGCTATTACCGCTGACATATCGCTACCTCCAGAACTTGTTTGGGGTAATTTATTATCATTTCCTAATAAATTTGTTCCTACTTTCATACTTCCATCCTTTGCTTTATATATAGAATCTTCTTGATCTAATCTAATAGTATCGGTTCCAGTATATAATGTTGGACTTCCATCTTTTCCTATTTCACCATCTTTCATATAAGACTGAGATGCTGCATATATAGCACCCCCTGCTGCTAATCCTATAGTTAAAGCGGTAAGTGGATTTGCTAAAGCCCATAAAGCGGCTTGTGCTGCTAATTGTACAATCTTACTTTTACCAAACATTAATGATTTTGAATCACTTGATAATTGAAATTGTTTTGCTGTACTAATAACTGTTTCTAATGCTGCTATACCTGCTACTCTTATAGCATTTATTTTAGTATATGCTGAAATAGATCCCCAGATGAGTAGGATACTTCCTAATACTGTTTGCCAACCTGTTAAAGTATCAAAACTTCCTGTAAGAATTTTTCCTAAACCTGTAAAAGCTGTTACTATAGGCTGTAACATAAGATTTATAGCAGGCATTATAACAGTAGCTATATTAGATAAACCACTAAATACAGGAGCTAAAGCATCCATTACTTGGGTAAATATCTCTTTTAATTTTTCAACAGAAGCATTAAATTTATCTTGAGCTGATTGCTGTTCAAGATCAGCTGCTGCTTTTTCTCCTACTTTAGCTATTATTTCATCTTGGGTTAATCCTTGTTTTTTTAATTCTTCATACCGTTGTTGTGCACTTTGTCCTTCTTTAGCATTTAGTGCAGCTAATGATTCTTTTTCTATTAATGAAGCTGCTAATTCATCTCTACCTAACCCAACTGCTTTTGCAATAGCTTCTTGTTGGATTACATTCATTTTTCCAAAATCTGCTGCTGATCCTACTTGAGCTGCAATTTCAGTTGCGGCTCCTGCTATATCACCATTTAAAGCTAATCCTCTAGCGCGTTCTAAATTTAAGTCTTTTCCAGTTAATAATTCTGCACTTAATTCATCTTCAATAGATTGTTCAAAATTTAATAAACCAGATGACATCTTTTCAGCTTGTTCTAGAGTTAAACCAAACATTTGAGCTTGAACTACTGCTTTTCCTAATTGTGCAACACTTCCTCCTAAAGATAATTTTAAAGATGCAGATGCTTTATTTACTTCTTTTAAAACTTTATTATTATCAATAGCCATTTTATTTTGCATTGCAAATGCTGTTGCACCACCTAAAGCACTTTTAACATTATCATCTAAACTAGCACCAGTTGCTAAGGATAATTTTTCAATCCCCATTAATTCACTATGTTGAAGACCTGTCTTTTTAACAATATCCGTCATAGTTTCTAAATCTGCTCTATTAAGCCGAGCATTACTACCTAAAGCTTGACCTACAGCTATTTGGGTATCTGCAAGATCTTTTACAGTAAGATTAGCATTCATAGAAGTATTTGCTATATATGCAAATTCTTGCCTCATTACCGCAGCTCGATCAGCAGACATCCCTAAACTTTTAGCCATATTTCCAATTCCTTTTTGGGATTGGTTAAAACCACCTATTAACCCTATTAATATAGCATCAATAGCATTATAACTAGTAAGTTGATCTTTTAAAGCCTTACCTATATTTTTATATTTAGATGTTTGCCCGTCAAGTTCTTTATTTTGTGATTTTAAAGAAGCTATTTGGTCTCTTAAGTTTTTTGAATTCTCTAAGTCACTTTTATCTCTATTATCATATTCTTCCTTTAATTTTTTTACTTCATCATTATTTAATTTTTGTTGGAGTCTAGCATTTTTAGTTTTATCAATTGCATCTTGTAAAGATTGGGTCATATCCCCAAATCCCATATTAGATAATAATTTTGATACTCCTCCAATTCCCGTTCCAAGTAAACCTATTTCTTTATTAACTTGTTTATTAAGTCGTATTGTTCTATCAAGTTCGTCATTAAATAATTCTTTTTTAAGTAAAGCATCATTAGCTTCATCGAGATTTTTACCTTTTAATTCACCACTTTTTATATCATTTTGTAATGAATTAAATTTAGATATTGCTTGTTGTTTTAGATTTTTAAGTTGTTTTTCACTTAAGGATATTTCTCCTCTTCTAAATTCAAGAATTTTCTCTGAAATAGATGATATTCCTCTAAGAGAAGATTTAGCATCTGTTAGGAATATATTTTGGCGAGATAATTCATTAACACTTTGTTTAAAAGATTTAGAAATATAATCTAAATCAGAACTCATCTCTCTAAGTTCTACACTTAATCCTGCTAATGATTCTTTAGCTTTTTCAAGATCTTCTAATTTAAAAGGTTGAAGGGGTTTTTTTCCTAATTCTTTTCGAATAGAATCTATTTTTTTATTTATATTTGATAAATCTTCTGATGCTCCCATTTAAAATATTTTGTTATAAATATTAAATATTAACATTTTTAACCGTATTTAACAGGGTTATTGCTATTAGTAGGTTTTTGTAGTAAATTTGGGAGTTTAACTTTACCATCTGAATCAATGGCAGTTTTTGAATTTGAGTTTTTTCCTCTAGATTGTTTTTGTATAGCTTCATTTTCCTCTTCAAAATGTTTTCTAATTTCATTAAAAGTAAAACGACGAAGCCAAATTGGCATGTTGTAAACGGTATGCCAATCATATCCTCCGTTTCCGTGAAAAACTATTTGATGTATTTGTTTAAAAATTGCAGTTCTAGATTGCAATATTGTATCAATAGTCAGGCCAAAAAAAGTTAATCCCAATTGGTATATTGATTCTATCACTATTCCCGTCGGGAAAAAAAGTTAGATCAACATCAGGTTGAATCTCGCGAATATATTCTCTTAATGCCCGAGAATCTTGGGCAAGAAAATAATTATCGACAAAATCTCGAATATCTTTTTTATCTCGTTTTTCTTCTACTGAGGTAATTATATATTTTAGCCGTGTTGAAAGTTCAGGGGAGGTATCTTTATTAATTTTTTTAAGTCCTTCTAACTCACGACTAATATCTTGTTCATCTTTATGGGTTAAAAGCTTAAAAGTAATTGTATTTTTAGATTTAGGTAAAGTAAATGTAAATTCATTAACTTTATTTTTAAATAGTTCTTCTTTAAGTGGTTTATTTTCAATTAAAGATAAATCAACTGTTTGAGGTTCACCATTATATTCAAAGGTATAATCAGAACCATATCCTAAAACACGGGCCGCAACCATAATAGCATTTTTATCTCCAACTAATAAATCATCATAGTTAATTTTTGATACAATTAATGATTTTATTAATTTATCTAATACAGTGCCACTTTTAATATATGATTGATTAGTAAGGATATCTTCTTCCTTAGCAGTCATATATTTAATTTCAATTGTACCTTTTGCTAATTCAGAATCTTCAGGGTAAAGTAAACCTTTAGAGGGTAAGTCAATGGTTTCTGTTGGCAATTTAAATTTTTCGTCCATAATTTTTATTTAATATAACTTTATTTGTCTTATATACATATATTAAAGAGTAGTAATATTATCAGGATTTACATTAAATGATAAAACTCCTTCTACTTTTAATATTTCTTTGCGTATTTCTTGCATTTTTGATCTATCAAATCCACCTTTTGAAATCCAAGGATGTCCATCTACTTTAACAGTCATTAAAGCTTGAAATCTAGATTGATCTTGTTGACTAAATTCTAATGGTTCTTTAGATGATATAACTGTAATACCAGGAATTGAACGAATATCTGAGTATATTTCTTTTTGTGGTCTTAAGTCAATGTTGGTAATAAGCATACCTATCATTTTAAACTTATCTTGATATTCTTCAGTTAAACGATGGTTTAATGTTTCTTTTATTAGCGCACGTAAATTATCTAATTTCATGTTATGATATATGTTATAAATATGGGTAGATATAGTTTAATTAACGTGTTTATGTGACAATATATAATAAAAAAATAAAAGCTCCAACGAAAACGTTGAAGCTTATATAATTATTTTTAATTTTAATTTTAGTAGTTTAAAATACAATAATCTGGCTGTACTTCTAAAGCAATATTTACTATTGTTCCATCATCATCCCAGTTATAATCTCCAAAGTTAGCACTTGTTACTACTGCTCCTTTAATTATCCATTCTGAAACAATATCTCCAACAGGACCAAGTACATTAAATGTTAAATCTTTCTTATAGAAATCAGAATAACCATCTCTACCAGTTACAGATTCGTGACCTAAACGTATCCATTCCATTACGGCTTGTGCTCCCGATGGTGTGATAGATTCAAATAAAGTCATTGTAATTGTACCCCAAATAGTTTTTCCTTTTACATAACGTTGAACGTTAATGTGGTTAAGAGCAACTGCTGTTTGAGCTACATTTATCCCTCCTACTCCTTTTACTAAAAATGATGGAACACCATCCATATAAAGGATAAAGCGATTAGATTGTTTTGGTTCAAACGCAGTAAAAAATATTTCGTTCGGATTTAAAATTGCCATTTTGTTTTTATTTTAATTTTGTTTTATTATAAATATTTAATAATTTAATTTTTTATCCAGGAAATTCAGCTCCTGTTGGTAATAAGATAAAATCCAATGAAATAAATTCTGCTGTTCTAGTTGGTTGAATATAAATTTGACCTACTAATTGATTTTGATCAATTACTGCGGGTCCATTATTTGATTCATCCATTATTATTTTATAAGCATATAATCCTTGTTTTTGTTGAATGCCTTCTAAAAATGGAGTTACTCTAGCTACAAATGAATTTCTTGTTGCTATTGTATTTTGTTCAAATACTATTGTATCTGCAATTTGACGAATATAATTCTTCATTTCAATCATCAAACGTCTTACGTTTACACGGTCAAGAGCAGATGCTTGTTTTTGTAATGTTTTTTGTCCAAATACTACAACACCATTTCTAGGTAATGTAGCTAATGGGTTAATGTTATTACTATATAATGAATCTTTATTAGCTTGAGTTAATTTAAATTGAGCTTGTAATACTGTAGATAATCCACCACGATTTATTCCTGCTGGTGCGAACCAAGGGGCAGATACTTTATCATTAAAAGCATATACTCCAGGAATCACAGTTGAAGCAGGTACCCATACTTGTTTTCCTGTTGCAGGATCAACGATACGAACCCAAGGCCAATACGAAGCAGCATATGATGTGTTTCTGGTTTG